ATATATGGTCCAGAATCTTTAAATCTAATCCAGAATATGTGGATGGATTAGTTAGAATCGTACAACGTTTTCATCCTACAGTATTTCGTAAAGCTGTACAACACTTGTATGATGTAACCGTTGACGCAGAAAAAGAATCAAATAATCCAGCGATTATAATTGAATACATCTTTGATGCAATAAGAGAATTACGACAAATTAAATAACAATAAAGGGTTGACTTCGGTTAGCCCTTTTTGCTATCCTATCAGTACTGAACACAACGGAGTAAATGAAATGAGAAAGTTTCTTTTGTTAGGCTTGCTGGTGGCTTCATTCGCAAATGCAAGTACTTCAATCCATACTTGCAGTAGCTATACACTGTATCAAGGTACTGGTAATGGTGACTATCAAAAAGTAAATGATAGTTCTGACCAGGCACATATCATTCAGATTACTGTAACTGAACCAGTGATCGAAGTACAGGTTAACGACACTGATTTACCAGTTACACAATTCTGGAAAGATTACAATGTTTATCGTAATGATACTGGTACTATCGAACAAGCGGGAACTATGTTTACCATGAAAACCGCTATCCCTAAAGGCGGCGTATACATTCCAGTAAAGATTGTATATCACTGCAATTAATTTAAATCCAGGGGTTGACATATGTTAGCCCTTGATCAATAATATCAGTACTGAAACACTGAAACCAATGAGGGTAATATAATGCTGGAAGATATGTTAAGAGAATTGTTCGCTGAACCATCGGACACTGATAAGAAAGCGAATGAAGTGATCGGTCAGATCTGCGAGTTCAATCAGTTTAACATGATGGGTTGTTTGCTTTTGAATAACTTCCTGGGTGGATTCGACCGCCAGATCATCGCCGATAAGGTAAACGCACTCGCTACACCATTCGTGCTGAATGACCATAAACTGATGCATTAAGAAAATAAAGGGTTGACTTCGGTTAGCCCTTTTTGCTATACTGTATTCAATCCAGCGAAATGGACTAACCCTATAGGGTGGCAAGTTGCGTCCAATTGCTTTTAGTACTGAAAAGTACTGTATATTTGTACAGTAAAATAATTATAAATTAAAACGTAATAGTACTTGCATTGAGAATGGATTATGTTAGTATATACACATCGAGACAAGATAGTGTCTCTTAAACGAAACAACTATTAATTAAGCGAGCATACAAATGACTAAATCCACTACTGTAAACGTTGCAACTACTCAGAGACTTCCTTTAGCTTTAGGTACTGTAGTAGTTCATAATTACGGTGAATTTACTCACGGCGTAATTGTTGATTATACTGAGATGGCATATGTCGTGTACTTCCCGGCTGATATGTCTCCTAAAACTCCTAAGTACATGGATGAATCTGAACAATCTATTGCCAATCGTACCAGGACTATCACGTTAGGTAAAGGTTTCTTTGTAAGCCGTTTCAAAACTATTGATGATGTTCGTGCCGCACGTGAACATTATAAACTTACTGGTTCTGCGTTAGAAGCATAATAGCAAGTGTGGATACCTGGTATCCACACAATTAATGTATTAATATCACGTTAGTACATTAATTGTGTAATAGTACTTGCATTATCAATTCAGTACTGTATAATCTTTTATATGAGGTAAGCAATGGTGCTTATCCAATTAAGCGAGATACTGCCATGAAATTTGAAGAACTGAACGAACAACAACAAGCTAAAGCCCTTGATCTTAACAGAGACATTAACGTTGAAGATCAAAACTGGAATGACTTCATCGAATACCGCCACCATGAAATTATGAAAAATACCGGGTTCGAAGGTGTAGAATCTCAGTATTGTGGTTTTTGTTCGCAAGGTGATGGTGCGAGCTTCACCGCAAGTAACGTCGATATTGAGAAGTTTTTACGTGCTCAAAAACGCTGGACATATTATCGTGCATTACATGAATACATTCTTATAAAAGAAATAACATGTAGTGTTAAGCGTGATAACTCTTCACGATATGTTCATTACAATACAACTGATGCTGTTATGTCCGGTGAGTATTACGTTAACATTTCACCAAAGCAACAATCTTTGTATGAAGAATTAGAAAAAGAAATTGACTATTTTGTCACTGAACAAGGTAAGGCGTACTATTCAGACCTGGATACGCATTACTATCATCTGCTTGAAGATGCACAAGTTAAAGAAACTATCATCGCAAATGAGATGGAATTTGAAGAAGATCCTCGTGAACCATCAGTAACTTATCTTTAATCAAAATAGGGCTTGACTAAGGTTAAGCCCTTTTGCTATCATATCAGTACTGAAACAGGAGAATCAAATGAAACAGAAACATGTTGTCCAATACACAACGGTGAATCCAGCATACACCGAAGGGGCAAAGACCACAAGAGTATTTCAATTAATTATTCTTGTCGCTGTACTGGCCTGGATATTTTAAAAATAATGGTTGACACGTTCAACCATTTTTGTTATTATGTAATCACTCCAGCGAAATGGACTAACCCTATAGGGTGGCATAATGTAGCTGGTGGATTTAGTACTGTATATCTGTACAGTAATATTTTTAAATTAAAATGCAAATAGTCCTTGCGTTAATCATACAGTACTGTATAATCTTTTATATCGAAACATGATTGAGGGTTTAAAGATGGCTAAATCTGGAATTGAATTTAAAGTAAGAGTCTGGTCTAAAACTGCTGAACGCCCATTCGACGTGGTTGCACTTGACCACGACAACAACCGCCAGCACTATCAACCTGGCGTAGAATTCAGTACTGAACGCCTGGCACATTTACATGCGGATCGCTTGACTTGTAACCTGACCGCCGTTCCATCCAGTTCTAAATTCATTCGTGATCACTGGCCTGTCGATGGCGGTATCGAGTAATTAAACTTTAAAATAGTACTGGACAACATAAACAGAATCCAGTACTATTACCTTACACCAACAAGAGGAACGAATCATGATTAAAATGTATCAGGGTATCAACGGTAAAGCAATCAAAGAAAACCGTCCACTGACCAGAACAGAACTCCAGGAAGTGGTGCCGTCCGTATTCCAGTACGATGCACACGAATCACGTTCTAACCGTTTCGCACCAGTGCCAACTATCGACGTGATTGATCGTCTCGCGAAGGAAAACTATTTCCCGATGTTCGCCACTCAGGCACGTGTACGCGATGCATCAAAACGCGAATTCACGAAACATATGTTGCGTTTCCGTCAACCTGGTATGAAAGAAGGTGAAGCAAACGAGATCATCCTTCTTAATGCCAACGATGGCACAAGTGCCTATCAGTTGATCAGCGGTCAATTCCGTTTCGTTTGTGCGAATGGTCTGGTAATGGGTAACACCCAAAGCAACACTAAGATCTATCACAAAGGTAATAACATCATGGATGATGTGATCGAAGGTGTATGCGAAGTGGTTAAAGACTTTGACCTCATCGAACGTTACAAAGGTGAAATGTCCCGGATTCAGTTAACCGATGATCAACGTAAAGCGTTTGCCATTGCTGGCTACATCGCTAAAGAAGGTTATCCAGAACCCGGCGAAAAGATTAACTACCTGTATGATCCTCAACAGTTGCTGAGTACTCGCATTATTAACAGTACTGACCGTAACAGCAACAGCCTTTACAGCACGTTTAATGTTGTACAACAAAACGTAATGGCAGGCGGTCAAACAGGCCGTAGCGAATCAGGCCGCCGCCGTACAACACGTGGCGTAACTAACATTGATAAGAACTTAGACTTTAACTCTAAGTTGTGGAACCTGGCAACTATGTTAGTAGATAAAGCATAAAATTCAAATAAGGGGTTGACAATGTTAGCCCCTTTTAGTATTCTATCAGTACTGAAACAAGAACAGGAAACAAATCAAATGTCCAGATTCACTCTCTTTATTCGTCATGATGTAGTAGAATACAACGGGCAAGAAGCCTCCAGCTTTTTCATCGTTGCTCAGGATATTAATTCAGGCCGTCGCATTGCTCTGAATACTTCCTATGAAACTACTCATGAACTGCATGAACAACAGGCCGTTCGCGAGAAACAGAATCGCCGTATCATGGCAATCGAGAAACATCTTGACGCTGGTGGCACGTTGAACTCTGAACACTGGCAAGAGATCGAACCTGCTTACGGTTCCCCTGCTTACCAGGTAGCTCAAGAAGCTGGATTGATTTAATCAAATTAGGGGTTGACATAAGTTAGCCCCTATCATATAATATCAGTACTGAAACAACGGAGAGTACAACAATGGCTACTGAAAGAATCCAGCAACTCGCGAACAACGTCCTGGCAAAGAAACACCTGGGCATCGATGAGGCTATGTCTCGCGTCATTGGCGAATACTCTAAAGAAAACGCCAGCGTTTATCAAGATGTATTTGACGAAGTACAAAATCAGTTGTTCCCGCATGGCCAGGGTGCTGACGCCGTGCATTGCGATTTTTAATTCAAAAAGGGGTTGACTTCGGTTAGCCCTTTTGTTATAGTACTATCAATGCGGCGAAACGCACTAACCCTATAGGGTGGCAAGATCCGTCCAAAAAATAATATAAATTAAAACGTAATAGTACTTGCGTTATCTCACGGGTACACGTATACTTAACACATAAACCAACACGAGGAACGAAACATGAAAGTACAAACTATGATTAGAAAACTCTTCGGCCAGGACTCTATCCAGGATTACATGGATACACTTCAAGAAGAAGATAAAGATTCAGTACTGGAGTACTATGCTATCCAGCGTGACGAAGATGCATGTGAACCAGACTACTTTGTTAAACTTAGTACTGATGGTCTGTATACTATCAAAGATGTTAACGGCAATGTCATTGTTCATACGTTCAAAACTCCTGAGTTAAAAAATAAGTTAAAAGTACTTGCGGCCTCCGCTGAATAGTAGTATATTAAACACATCGGGAAGCAATACCGCTTCCCTCTCTTAATCAGGAGATTCATCATGGCTACATCTACTCCGTTCGTTCACGTTACCATTAATCAATATGGTTTCTCAGTACTTGACACCAGAATCAATCTGGTCAATACTGATGCACCAAAAGCCATCGCGTTAATGATGATCATGGCAACAGCAGGTATTAGATCTGATGATGCTGATGGTGTAGAATGGATGGAATGGATTGAAGAACAATACACTAAAGAACTGGAGGCACAATCCACATGTTCAGTGCCTAGCTCCTATGTGCTCAAGCCATTCCATGTAAATGATTACCTGGTCAGCATACGCCATGAAGTAGTGTACGATAACTACTAACAAAGTACTTGACAGTACTCTACAGCCCTGCTATCATTGCGGGGCTTATTCTTTTATAGGAGTACTAAACATGTTCACTATCATTGGTTGCCTCGGTGCTGTAGTCGCAGAGGTGAACAGTACTGATGAGGCTATCAAGTCAGTACTATCTCAGATACCTGTAGGCGATAAGAAGCAACGCCTCATGCGTAACGCCCTTGACAAGCTCACGGTAGGCGGCAGCTATGAGGTAGAGTATGGCGGGTCAGGCTGTACTGTACGCCGCTCATAGAGCGTTACACGAAGGATTTAAGTACTTTAAGATTAGTCCGAAAAATACTTTATGCAGAATAAAAGTACTTGACTTTTAAATTGTATAAGGTATTGGTTGACTTTTCTGTATATAATATATTTGGACTATGCAAAAATTTTTTGCTTACTAAAGGCCAGTAATGCTTAGCGGCCTTATAATCGGGGTATAAGTATTCCCTGTACAATTAATTCTACATTAAGGAAACACAATGGAAAGTACTGCAAACGAAATGGCGAACGTTGAGTGGAATCGTCGCCTTAACATGATTAAACGAAATGCACATAGTGGTATATCAATTGTAGACCTCGGCGAAGATTACTACACGCGGTTCCTCAAAATCTCGGAAGTACTGATTCAGTTAGTTCTAAGCATCGAAGGTAAACTTCAGGGTGGTCGAACTTGTATTTTTAGTGATCAGGTCGAACATACTCTTTTAGAACTTGGTGGTACTATGGGTCTTACCGTGAAATATGATGTAGGGGGTAATTCTTCTGCAATCACAATCGGCGACCACTTTAACCCGCACGTTCGTATTGGTATGTTGCGAAATGATTGTACTCTTGAAGTACTGGAAGGTTCTTCATTCGTTGGTCAGGGTATGATAGTACTCCAGGGTACTGAATACTATTCCTGTACTAATACACCTAACATGGAATCTAAGGTACACGAGAGTATTCAGTACTTACAGAATGAGAAGTACCGTACTTTCATGATTTACGGTAAACACCCTGAAGCACCTATTGATTTAATCTCATACGAAGGTATTGTTCAGCAACTAATTGAACGATCCATAAATTTAGGATACATCGAATAATGGATTACAAGAAGTACGAAAAACTAAAAGAAATGTTCTTAGGAACGTGGGAGCACTTGGTTCCTAAGATGCCAACTCAAGATAAACGTTACATCTCTTTAAATGGAGAGTACGGTGCTTCAGTAGCACGATGGACTGATGGTGCATTTAACGAGTACCAATACATTCTTAAACTCTATTCCTTAGGTACATGGGAAGAAGATGTTGTATTCAGTATCTCCTTTAATACGAGTTCTCAATACTTAAGTACTTTCGATCTTAACACTGATGGAATGCGTATTGCGTTCTGGAAAGAAGATCATCCAAGGTACTACGCACTGTATGATCCTACGAATGCTAAGAACGGTCAGCAGCATACT